AATTTTATGAGTCTATGGATTTAAAATTAATGGACAGGATCAATCGAGAAATTTGGGAAATTATTGCTGTTATGTAATTATTGATTATGAAGACATCTAATATTCGATTTAGCTACATAATTATCATATAAGTACAATATATTAAATCATCCTTTAATAAATAAATCTTTTTCATCCATTGTTGCAGGCTGCTATGCCTTTAACCTTATAAAATTCAAATGAATTTGATGTTTTAGTCATTTTTATTTCTTTTTTTCTTTTTTCTTTTTTCTATTCAAAATTGATTTTAATAATATAAAATATTACGATGTCTGAAGGAAATACAGAAATTAAATTATCATATAAAATTGATAATAATGGATATACTATTTTCTATAATTCTTATGAAAGTTATAATTTATTTGACGAATACGTACAAAATGAAAATGATTTGGTAAATTATATAAAAATGTTAAATAATAATATTACAAATGTTGAACAAGATGAAAAACAATTAACTATTCATACCCGAATTTTTAAAAAGTTTGCATCAGAAGAATTAGTTATTAAATTAAATTATATCAACTTGCAAACAAAAAAAGAACGCCAATTATATGATACTATTAATGAACTTAAATTCAGTCAGGAAAATTTATTAACTCGAATAGAATACATTGAAAAACGTTTGCGCAAAAAATATATTGTAATTGGGCAATTTACGGAAAATAAAATATACATTAATCATTCTTGGAAACCTTGGTTACAAATAAATAAGTTAATTTTAAATTATAGTGCCAAAGTTAATAATATTCGTTTAGTATTTAAGGATAGATATTATAAATTTGAGATTAACATCGAACTATTTACAAAATCCAGACCAAAACTTATTTATATTTCTGAAAAAAATATGGAGGAAAAAAAAGTATATGAATGGAAGTTTGACGAATTAACCTATTCATCAAATAATAAATTATTTCTTGGAACACAAGATAGATTATGCTATTATCTAAGTTTGCATGATTTACTTGATCGTACTTTCGATCCGCAATTTGATCATTATATAAATCAGTTTAATAATAGACATATTACATTAGAAGATGGTTCAATACTTAATAATGATTGTGGTTTACATAATAATGGAAATGATAATTTATTAGAAGAACTAATAAAATTATAAGAACTAATAAAATTATAAGAACTAATAAAATTTGATTTTTTTTATAATAATATTCAATTAAATAAATCTTTATCATAAGTTAATATATTTTAAAAATGGATAGTGAACAAGAAAAACATCTTTTAATAGGATTAACAGGATTCGCTGGACATGGTAAATCAACCATAGCTAATATGTTTAAAATATATGGATTTAGCGAATATTCTTTAGCAGATCCTTTAAAACGTGGTTGTATGGAAATTTTTGGTCTTACAGAAGAGCAAGTATTTGAGGATGGGAAAAAAATTATATTAGATCAATTTTGGAATGTAACACCCCGTGAAATTCTTCAAAAAGTCGGAACTGAATTATTTCGTAATAAACTTCATGAGGCTATTCCAGACATGAATCTTGGAGAATTTAATATTCTTTGGATTCGTATGATGGAACGTTATATTGAAGAAGAAAGAAAAAAGAAACCATCAACAAGAATTATTGTTAGTGATGTTCGAAACATTGATGAAGCCAAAGCTATTAAAAAGCTTGGTGGATATATTATTAGAGTTCATAATCCAAGAGTTAAAATGAATGAAAAATTTCGTAGCCATGTATCTGAACAAATGATTAATAAAATTAGATTTGAAGGTCTTATAGTAAATGATGGTAATTTGATTGATCTTTTTAAAGATATTGATTATTTTGTTAATAGTTTAAAAGATGGTCCGACTGATCTTGTAATGAATTATGAAGATTATTGTAATCCAGATACAAAAGGAATTGTTATGAAAATGTCAAAAAATCCAATAAATAATATTATTGCTGGAATTATTAAATCGGATTTTGAAAAAAATCAAGAATCTATTGAAAAATAATAATATCGAATATGATAAAGAGAGTAATTTTTTATTTTTTTATTCATCAAAATATCTAACTTCAATATCTGAAATCCCTCCCATTAAAAGAGCCTTATCTTCTTTCCAATTAAAAAGTCCACTATCTGCATTTCCCCAAGATCCATACGAATTAAATTCAATAATTTTATCATTATCAGCTGATTTATCATCAATAAATACATCAATACAGACATCAGGAAGTGGGATATCAAATTTACATTTATTGAATAAATTAGAACATCTTTTAATAATTTCATCTTTAGTAAAATTACAGATTTTATAATCATTACTTGATATTGCAACAATTTTCATTTCATAAACAAAAATTCTAAATTCATAACCTTTTGACATATCCATCCATGGTCGAAGATATACAATAATATCTTTATCAAGTTCTTTTGATAATTTCATTACAGATTGACAACGATTTGATTGATTAATTAAGTCAAATGCTTCTTTTTCATCACAAACTTTACATTCTCCTAAATCTTTAGGAGATACAGAATTTAATCTTGTAAAATATACTTTTGAATCAAGTAATTCTTCTTTCATAACTTCAATAAATTTACCATTTTTATATTCTCCAATCTTATAAAATGGAATAGTCCAATCTTGTCCAGAATACCAATTATCAACCCAATAAAATGATGCTAGTATTTGACGATAATATTCATATTCTGATATTTCAAAGACAAGTTCAAGACCTTCATCAAGAAACGCATCTTCATATTTTTTTGGAATAACAAGTTTATAATCATGTAATTCAAATGGTTCATATTTATTCATTTATTGTTAGTTTTCGGATTATTAATTTAATATTTTCAATTCTTATAAGTATTCTTATAAAAAATTAAATATTTCAATATTCAATTCTTGAGCAATTCATGATGGATTCCATTATCAGATCATTTCAGCTTTTGACAGAACACAATCAATTTGAAATTGTTCGATATTTTATTCGAGGGCAATTATCTAATAATCATATCTGTGAATGTTTCATTCAAAACAAAAGTTCAAGTAATTGTTACTTACTTTGATGGAAATGACCAAAAAATCCATTGGATAATCTCGTTGGATACATTAATGTTTTACATAATAAAGAAACTTTCAAATATGATGTTTACAAATTATAAATGATATTTCTAAGAATTGTAATTTATATATTTCTAGTAATTTCATTATTTTTTATGTTAATAAGTTTAATATAATCAATTGTAACTTCAATTAAAGAGTTTGGTTGTTTTGTTGCAAGTAATATTGTATTATTATCTTCAAACCGTCTAAGATATACCATATATTTTTTATATGGTATATCATGGAGATGAAGTATTTTTTTACCTTCTTTTTTCAAAAGTTCAATAGGTTCTATTGTATATGTAATAGATTTATGTTCAGGTATCGGAGAATCGCTAAAAATTAGAAAATAAAGTTCATGTGTATATTTCTTCCTCTCTTTAATGTATTTATCTAAATAAGTACGAAATTGATATAACCATTCATCACTTCCAAAATATAAATATTCTTCAAATTCTCTTTCTGTTTTAGTATCGTTCATTTTAAAAATAAGTTTTTTGTCGTAATAGTATAAATAATATTATATATAGAATTTGATTAGAATATTTTTAAGATAAAAAATAAAAGAATATATAAATGGAAGTTCCAAAATATCAATTTGATTACAGATATATCCAAGATACCCCATGAAATATGATGTTACTCTGTTATCAATTTCTTTGCTCAAATCCATGCACAATCGCACACGAAGGTTTTGTTTACCTTAGATAAAAAATCCAATGCTATCTTCAAACTCGCAAAATGGAACATTTAGTTGTTTTGCAATTGTTTGCACATATTGCTTAACAACATTTGGGATTTCCCTGGGATGAATAAATTTTTTGGCACTTGTTTTTTCACCCCAAATTTGTTGCATTTTGTTTGATTTTGGTTGTTTAATATATGTCAGTTTTTTCCAATTTTTTATTGGCTTTAAGAATAAATATTAATTGTTAATTTCTAATATATATTTCTAAATGCTTTACTATCAATAATCAATGTAGGAATATTAACTATTATAGCATTTAATCCAGGAAATTGAGATTGATACATAATTATATCAGGTGGTTTATATGTTTTATTATATTTTTTAAACATATATGGACTAAAAGGTTCCTTGGTATAATCTTTAGTTTCTTCGAATTTCATATGGTTAAAATGTCTACAAACTTGATATGGAGTATCAAATTTAATAAAAATAACTGGTAAATTAAACTCAGATGCTTTTTTAAGATATTCCATTCGACTTTCATGACTTGCATAATTACCATCTAATATAATAATTCGTTCTGTTTGTATACAATTATCAATTAATTTTTGTCGTTGGGTGCTAGATAATAGTTTTCCATCGATTGTATGTTTATCTTTGATAATTATAATTGGGCTTTTACGAGTTTTTTTACCATCAGGACCAATTACTTCTTTACTAACAAGACGAGCTAATTTCTCAGCTAAAAATGTTTTTCCGCAACTTGGCGGTCCTATCATTATCATCATAAATGAATTAGCTAATGAAATTATTTTTGATGTCATATTTGCATCTATTGTTTTTATTTCATTAGTATTAGGTTGAATATTATTGTTAATAATATTAATTTGAGTATTAATTTTTTTACTCTGATCGAAACAATAATTTAGCAATCCTACATATGCACCTTTTGAATGAAAAAATGCACTTCTTTTATATCTTTCATATTCAAATAACATAAATTCGTCTTTTTCTTTATTATCCATTAAATTTTCATACTTAAATTCACGAATTTCTGTTGTATATCTAAAAACTTCTTCCGGTGTTTTAAACTCAATTCCAAGATTATGAGCAAAAGCTCTATCAACATAATCAAAGTCTTTTTTATAAGGCGATTTTGCAACACGTCCTGCTAAATTTCCAACATAGAAAGATTCTTTCATATCAATTTTTCGACCTTGAGATTCATATATTTGTAATAATTTTCGCCAAGTCCATGTATGTGGCTTTTTAAAACAATTATTTTTTATAGTAAAAATTCCAATAATTGGAATCTGTCTTTCAGAAAGAATTGTTACTAGAAAATTAAATTTATATTGTAAATTTTCTACTGTTATAAATCCTTTTGCTATTGCATCTTGATCAGATATAACTACAATTGAATAATCTTGTTTTGATAATTCAACTAATTTTTGTATACAATTTTGAAATGTAAAATCGAATCGATATCTGTCAAATACTAATTTGGCTTTAGTTTCTACAATAGTATTATCAAGATTAAATGCGGCTATTTTCGTTTTAAAATCAAAAATTGGTTCATTTTTTCTTGGATCTGGAAATCTTATAAGAATTCCTCCAAGATCTTCATTCCATCCGATATTCATTGATTATTTACAAATAATAAAAAGATAAAATGAGTGGTATATCTATTTGTTGTATTTATATTTATCATAAATATATAAAGATATTTCTAATTGATTATCATCAAAAAGGTAATTTTTCTAAAATGATAATATTAACTGTAATTATTTTATGCTTGATATTAATATTAGCATATATTATTGATTTTCATCATGCTAGTGATTGTGAAAAAGCAAGATTCTGGAGCGATCAAAGTAATCCGGATAAAGTTTTAAAAGAATCCTTTGTTGCATATTCTACTGGTGCATTACCACCTAATAGAATTATACATAAAGGATATAATTCATCATATTGGGATTGTTTTGAATTGCAAAAATCTCTTGGAACTCCTAATAATGAAATATTGGAAAATTGTCAAAAATTTGTGTAAATAATTAATTTTAGAAAATAAATATTTAAAAAATTATTATTTTTACATCTAAAATAAAAATTTAATACCATCATTCATCAATTCCAAAATGTTCAATTGATCATGATTTCTAATTTTGATTTTTTCATTTAAAATATTAAGATATTTATAATATTAGCACTTATAAACTAAATTCATTAAACTAATAATGGATCTATTAAAACGTGAAGATGTTGAAAAAGTTATTCAACGATTTAGGATAAATGTATTGAAAAATCTGATACAAAAAGATGATGAATTTTGGTCAACAATTGTAGGACTTAAATTCTCAATTCTATGCGATCCAAAAACAAAAATAAAGACATTTAGATGTGTATATCGTCATCAAACAGATAATTTTAATATTGATGATTATGATTATAGAGATGATGATGAATTTGAACGAAAAAATGAGCCGATTTCAAAATCTACAATATTGGAATTTGGATATTATAATGAAAGTTATTATGTTACTGGAGTTACAGATATTAAAGTTTATACTAAGAAAGATTTGCCAGATATTCCATTCACCCTTAATAATAAATATGAAGCACGTCTTGATGATTATGAACAATCTGAATTATTAAATAAATACACTGAAAATAAAAATATTCCTGAATGGTTTTTGATCTCATTCTTCAAAGCATTAAAACTTGAAAAAATAAAAATTTCAGAATTACTTAATCAACTATGTTTTGAGTAGCAATTATTCCCCTTTATCATCTGCATCAATCAATGTTTCAGGACGTGTATTATCAAAATAATGATAGAACCATTTTATATTTGAATCTGGTTTTTTTCTTTCTTCAATTTCATTTCTAATTAATCTTGCTCTAATAATATCACATAATGTCCCAACATTTAATTTAGCTGGTATGTCTATTTTTAATTGTCGGGCAATATCAAATAAAAACTCTTTTGATTTACTCGAGCATACTGAACCTTTTTCAATTTTTCTTGTATCTTTAAATTGTTTGATATTTTGAATAGGATTACGAATTTTAAATCGAACATGAACACCAGTACGTGATTTTTCATCATAACCAACAATAATAGAATTTTCTTTCCATCGTATAATTGTATTTGAAACATAATCTGGTATTTCAAACCAACCAGACTCTGGATGGTAGAATCTCGGTATTTTCTTCATAAAATGTCCAATAGGTAAAATATTGGCAGGAACACCTTTTTTTGCAAATGTTTTTGCACCTGAATGGGAAAGTTCGATAGTTGCTGTTAAACTCTTATAAAATTTTCTTTTTTGTTCAACTGGAAGCCAATCGCATCGGGATTTTTTAATAGTAGATTTAAGAATTCTAACAATATCTGATTTATTAAGTTCATTTTCACTGTCTGAACTATCTGATTCAGTTGATACCGGATCATTATCAACTGCAATACCAAGTTTTTCCATATCATTTTTCGAATCCGAAATTTTAGCAAGATCTAATTTATATAATTTAATTGGTTTAGTAACGAATGTTCTATAGCGATCAAGTACTGATTTTTTTGCACCTGATGCCCAAATAACTAGACCTATTAAATCATAATATGATAACATTTTAAAGTAAAAATCGTGTAATGATTCATCTTTTTCATTTTTAGGAGGTTTTGGAATAAATCCAGTTGTCCATAACTGAAATGCATAAAGAATACTTTCTTCAAGTAGTGCCTGATGAAAATCGGCACCATAATCACATATTGCACCTTGCATATCTTCAATAGTTCTTCCTAAATATTTTGTTTTAAATCTTGATTTTTTGGTTGCATAATCTTGAAGGACAGGTCTTTCTTCTAAATATTGCATAACATCAATAAATACACCATGTTCGCTAATAATATTTCGATATGGCATTTCAATATCAATTACAGGTGTTTTAATTTCAGAACCATTGGTAGAGATCGGAAATAAAATATAATATTTTCCAATTGGTGCAATAATACTTCTTTGTCCATTTAATAGCGTAATTAACTTATCATCGGGATTCATTAATCTATTATATGGTTCGAATTCTGAATATTCATTTTCAATAATTGGTTCAATATATTTATTTTTATTATCATTGAGTTTTATAGAATCACTATCTTTTTTAATATATTCTTGTTTGTTTGTCCATATTAATTTATTCAAAGCTATTTGAAAATTCTGTTCACTTATTAAATTGCAATTATATGGAATATCCCAATCAGATGGTGGATTTTTTACAGCATCGAATAATTGAGCATAAGCCCATACAGTTTGACTTTCAATAAAAAGTCTTTTAATTAGCATTACAACCAAATTAACTTCGTTTTTTGCATAATAAACGTCAAATGTATCTGTATTTAATTGTTGAAGTGAAAGATTTTCGAATTTTTTCTCATCAAGTTCTGGTTCGAACCAAAGAGTTCCAAGTTGACTTTTTAATTTTTCACGTTGTGCAGTTTCTTCTTTACTGAAAATAATAGGTCTATTAGTTATTGCATCAATAGCATTTTCATGCATAACTTTCTCAATTTTTTGAATTGTTAAATAACTCTTGATTTTTTCCTTGTAACGCTCTTCTTCGTAACTCATTTTATAAATGTTATGTTTAATTCCATTTTCATCAACCACAATTGTTTTTTCTGGCAAACAACTCGTATAAATACGAATGAAAACTTTGCGTTGATCTGGTGGAAGTAAACTATGAGAACCACTACGAATAGCTCTCCCAATAATTTGAATAAGAATTGGAATATTGTCGGGTTTTCCTAAAACTAATAAATTTCTGATTGCTTTAAAATCATACGATTCTCGAATTTTACGTGAACCAACCATAATACAATAACGACGACCTTCTGTATTACTTGGAGTGTTAAACGCATCTATAGATTTTTTTGTTTGATTTTGGTCTATACAGCTATGTGCCATTGCAAAACGCGCTGGAGTAAATTCATGTGGTGAATTAAATTTATCAGTCATTTCTTTTTCAATCTGTTTTTCATTTATATTCTGATAAATCCATTGTGGTTCTGAACCTTCTAAATTAATTCCACCTGTATAATAAGTTCCACCTTGATCTAATTTAGTTATTAAACTATCTTCCGGTATTTGTACATCATCGTAATATCTATTTTTTATAGAATATGATTTATGTTCATCTTGCATGGCTATGTTTCGATTATGTCGACCACCTGCATATCTTTCATCACCACTATCAGAATCAGATCCATCATTATCCGAGATTTTTGTAATTAGACCACCACCAATTGATTCATCTTCAAGACCTGGTGAAATCATAGGCTTAATAACTGCAATTGCTGTCCCTTTTTTATGCATACGTTTTTCATGACCACAAATTTGACATAAAGTATTTTCATTTGGACTTGATGTTTCATCAATAAATCCATTATATTTTAACATCTCTTGAATAAACAATACGCCAGACATATGTACACTGTTGTGATATACAAGCATTTTACCTTGATTATGTTTAAGTAAATAAATAATATCTTTCATAGCTGTAGCATATTTTGTGCTAAATTTTGACAATCCAGGTAATTGTAAAAAATCTCCTGTAATTAAATCATCTGTATAGTCTATTTTATTTTGATCTTTCCATCGTTGACTAGCTTTTCGTAGCTTTTGCTTAATTACTTCAGTTTGAAATAATCCGATTTTTTCAGTATCGTAATCTGGATTTGGAATACAAAAATCAGATAAATATTGAGCATCTTGTGCAAGTGCTCCATTAAAAATTTTATTATATGTATTTGCATGAAAATCACTCATAGGGCAACGAATAAATCTAAGATATGATATATTAGGCACCTTTTCACCTAGCATAATACGAGCTGGAAAGTGTTTTGGATTTTGATTTCTTGCATATGATACACGACCTCGGAAAATACTAGCTAATTTATCTAATGCACCTGGTAATAATTCTTCATTAGTATTAAAAAATGATTTCTTTGATAATCTCTTGCTAGGTGGTAATAAAAGATTGGCTAAATCAATACATTCTGAAGGATTATTCATAATAGGAGTAGCACTAAGAAATACAGCCCTTGCAGTAGGTTGACTATCTAAAACGGCTTGAATTGCAGTACCCCAATTATTTTTTTCAGAACTATTATAAATATTATGCACTTCATCGCAAATAATAAGACTATTTTTAAAACTATCAATTAGTTCTTGGTTGAATTTCATTTCTCCAGATTTAAGAGCTTCTAAAATTTCTACTTCAGTCATTTGATGAAGTGATCGACGTTTTTTTGCCATACTTGAAAATATAAAAATTCTATTAACAAATTCCTTATATCCAAAGAATTTAAAAAAACCATTATGCTTTCGATCACTAAATCTACGATTAATTCTTACAATAAATTCATGAAGTCTTTCTGCATCAAAACTTGAACCTTGTTCAGCTTGAGCTCGAAGCTGTTCAAATCGCTTAATTTCTTCATGACTAATAAAACCGAACGAAGGAAACCTTAATAAATCCGCCTTAAAAACACCTCTACTAAAACCAAGAACAAAAATTGAACCTACTTCATCAACACCCATTTCAGTTTCATGACGATAATAATCTAAGAAAGACATAGCAACATTAAGAGCTCCAATAGTTTTACCCAATCCAGGATCCCATTTAATTAATAATCGTGTAAATTCTGTATTAGGATTTTGAAAATTTGCAATAAACTCTTGGTATGGATGCAAATGCATAAAATCATGCAATCGAATACCCTCTTCCATTTCATATTTAGAATCAATTACAGGTGCAAGTGTTTTAATTATTTTATTCATTAGTCCTGTCTGTTTTTTACCAGGACCTTCAATAGATCCTGGTATTTTTTGAAGTTCTGGTTTTTGTGTTTTGAATACATAAAACTCCTTGCGCTGTAAAATTTCTTCATTAAAATTAGGATCATCAATATTCGGATAAGCCATATTGAATTATCATAATTTAAATCTATGTTAATCTATGTTAATCTATGTTGATATATATGTATATATACATATATTTGTATTTATAAATACAAATAAAACTAATAACATTATGAATTATATTTAAATAATCAAAAATAAGCCAAAAAAATGAATATCCATACCCTATATTAACAAAAACAACCTTTCGTCGATTATCACGTAGAATTCTTTGTTGTTTCGCAATTCTATTGAAATGTCTGATTCCATGAATTCGATTGAACTCGCGATTGATCCCAAAAAGCCCATCGCTTTCGTTGACACTCAATCCAAATATGGAGGTTACTCGGTTGTAGTGGGTTTTGATATCCGCAGCCACCAGTCAATCGACAAATATGGACAGAGTTTTGCCATCGATTTGCCCGAAAGTGTACTCGATGTCCTGACTATCGATCGCTTGAAAGCATTCACTCTCTTTCACCATTTGATGTATAAATTCTCAGAGTATCGTCAACCCGTTCTTCGCTTCACTACGGTGAGCAAGTATGGGCAGAAGATATTGCTTGAGAGTTCATTCTCCAATGGTCGGGTTGCTAGCGACATTTTAACGTTCACAACACGTTATTATGATGAAAAGCAATCTGCAGAAGTGTCTTTCAAATCAAGTGAAGTGATTATACGTACAACCTCCCCGGAGGATGTACTTATTAATCATGTCACTTGGTTTGATAAACCATTCTGTAAAGTTCGTTTAAGTAAAAATGGAGGTCATACTTTCATTCAACTTGATGAACTTGATGGATTGGCATCATTCTTTAATACTCATATCAAGCGCGAGTTTGATTTGACTATTAATAAAGGATGTTTTTCCGTCGAGAGTAATCAATTCTAAATTCTAGTCCAGAATTTAGAATTGACGTGAGACAACACGTAAAAAACATTCTAGCAAGTTACTCTGACAATGTAGTGAGCTAGAATACATGGGCGCATCTCAATGATGCGGCTGTGGACAAGAGGAAGTATCTGTTTGGTGTTGCTTCGGTAACACATTTCAGATATGGATTGTTTTTTTTGTTCAAAAATTATATAAAAAATTAAATTTTATGTTGTAAGCTATTATTTTCTAAAGTTTTACGTTCTAAAAACCCAAAGAGGTTGGCTGAAATATTCACCTTTATTATTACAACGAAGCCCATTTTCATATTTTTTTGTTATACCCTTTGGTAATAATTTATTAGCATCTTTCTCTTGTCGAATTTCATCGGTTTCAGTTTCTTTACGAACATCAAACATAGTAAATCCATAATTTCCAATAAATGTCCATCCAAGTTTATGCACGCACCATTCAATTATTTTTTCAACAAAGATAATTGATTTTGCATTATCTTTAAAATTAATCACATCTGATAAATGTAAAATTACTGGACTATTTGGCTCAAGTAATCCAGATGTTTTCTTTAATGAAGGCTTAAGAAATTTCTCAATCCAATCATTAATTAATGGATAGCGCTCTGATGATTGAGTACTTTCTTTACTATAAATTTCAAGATTAAAGAATGGTGGTGATGAAATCATAAAATTAGGATAAACTATATGACTACTACAAGTATCATATCTTTTTCCATATGCGTTTTTATCTTCATTCCAGTCTTCAAATGGAGAAAAATAAACTAATTGTTTGGAAAAATGTTTATTATCTTCATCATGATTTTTAATAATATTATCATAACATTTTTGCATTGCTGTATTTGGATCACAACCTGTATAGAAATATCCTCTTGAACAAGCTGCAAGAAGTCTATCGCCCCATCCCGCTGAAATATCCAACATATGAATTTGTTTTTTTGCATATTTCTCAGAAAATTCTTTAAATTCCGGTCGTTTTGCTAATTCATCGATCATTGTTGTAACAAGTGTACTTGGAAAACATCCTGGAATTCCAGTTTTAAATAATGCAATAGCACATTCATTTTCTAAAGCATCTTGAGACGGTGGTAAATGTGATTGTTTGTATCTATCTAAATGTTTTGATAATTGAACTTTGGCAATTTCTATAACTTGTTCTTTATGATCTTTCCAATAATCATAGCAACTCAATGGAACATCATGTCGTCGAGAATGAATACGAATAGGTAATGAATATGATGATGTAATTGTATTACAATCATTTAATTCATTAATATCAATTGTAATCAATCCAAGATTTTTCATTTTTTTGCGAAAATTATATGACATATTGGCAAGAAATGTATATGGTAATTTTTGAACAAGAGTTTTTTCATGTTTATCAATAATAGACAGATTTGGTATTTTAGATTTCATTTCATAATATACAATTTCATTAGGATAATCTAACAAACTCACCAAATCAATTGCTTTTTGTAAAGCATCATTGTTATATGGTAATTTATTATCCATTGTTTGATTTATTTCTGTTATTTGATTTATTTTTATTATGATAATTTATTATCAAATAATCTTCAAATTTGAATTCGGAATATTAAATTATACATCTTCCATAAAAAACATTTGAATATTCATAAAAATATTATTCATAATCCTATTAGAAAAGAAAAAATGTCGGAAACAATTCCCCAATTAAACAGTTTTGAAGTTTTGAGTGATGAACCAACACCTCTAAATACTGCAGCTATTGAACCAGTTCTCGAGAAAAAAACTCGAGAACGCCGCACTGGTAAGGTATTTGGAATGGGTGATTTTCAAACTGTAGATCAAACTGAAATTAAATTATCAGCTGTAATTAATAGTACAGATCATTATCTTGAGCTTGCTCAAGAAGCTATTAATGTGTTATGTAATAGAGCTAAAAAAACTATTGAATACCGTCTTAGTAAAATGGTTTCTGGTACAACTTCAATGAATATTGTTGGACCCATTTTTAAAGATGAGTTCTATGTTCGTCTTAACCCAACTAAATGGGCAATTATCACAGAAACTATTTTAAAAAGTGGTAAAGTTGAAATTGATGGTATTGATTACGTTTTAGACCCTCAAAATGCAATTCGTACCTGGGATGTAATTGCAGGTCCTAGTGATAGACCAACCCTTTTTAAAGATAAAAAAATCTTAAGTTTAGGAGAAAAACTTCAAGCGATCGTACAAGAAGATACACGTAAAGATATGATTAAAGAAGGACGTCTCAAAGCAGATGATCCATATACTCCAACCGTATGGTTGTTTTTAGCGTACAAACAATCTTATCGTGGAAGACAAGAACCTTGCAGATTTATCAATATGTGTTGGGATTCTAATGGTACTACTGCAGATCGACTAATGCCCGTATCAGAATATTGTACTCGAAGAACTCAACCAAGAGAGAGAAAACAAAATCAATTTCGTGAAAAACGTCAAGATAATGCACATTTATCAACTACACAACAAAAAGATAATCGACCTAGATACGATACTAAGTCAAGGCAAGCACGACAAAATCGTCCACCACGACCTGAAAAAAAGGAAAATACTGTTTAAAATGTAACAATCTTCAGAAGCATCATATAATATTTCTTAAATTCATCTTCTGAGATATTATTTTTTTTATGAAAATTTTTTGAATCTAACAGATTCTTTATTTTACAAATATTTAAATTTGTGTTTATTTGTTGGGTTTTTATATTTGGAATTTTAAATAAAAAATAACAGTTTTTTACCCTATTAATTTGGTATTAATCTTATAATCCACAGGATTTAACATGTGAAGCAGAACCATTTTTACCAAGTGAATAATATGATTTCATATCTTTTTCAATATCACCAATTGTCGGGCGTTGTAACCACCACGCGTTAGTAGTGTTATAAACACTTGATGATAAAGTAGGATCTAATTGATGAGTCCAAACATCTCCATTTTTATTACAACCTGTATTTAACCACATACTCCTCATACAATCAGGTGTAACAGATGATCCAGCTTTTGTATCATATCCTGGTCCACATACATATTCAGGTGAATCTAAATAACTAAATGGACCTAAGTGTTGCATATATAAATATGCAACAACTAATAAAACTAAAACTACTACGATAACAACGTAATTCATTTAATATTATGGTAATATCAAAAATCTATATTAAAGATTGAAAAATATTTCCATAATATTATTATTATTATTATTATTTACAAAAAGTATATTTTATTCAAAGAAATGGATAATAAAATAATAGAGAAAAAAATTTACAAGCCGATAAAAACCCATATTCTTTGGAATTATGAGGAAAAAGTAAATTTACCAAGATTAGAAATTAAACATGTTAAACAAGGCAAAAAAGATTGTGTTCCATGTTGTTTAGCAATGTTAACTGGTACTGACAAAACAGAATTTTATGATATTGATAGCTGTAACCCAATAGAATGGTCACAAAGATTAAAAAAATATAAAATGAAATTAGCTTTTTGTAATTATGAATTTAGACAACTTTATGATTATCATGAACAACTTCAAAAAGGTACATATTTAGTTGGTATTTTAAAAGGTGATGATATTGGAATGTTTAATGGAACTGCAAATAAGCATTTAATAATTATTCAAGATGGTTATATTTATGATAGTTTTGTCAATTGTATATATCCTATTAAACTAATAAATAGTTTATATGAACAGAATTTTGTTAATCGTTTGTATAGAGTTGTTGATAATAGTTATCCTCATGAGATATGAATTTAAATAAAAATAATGAGATGTTCTTCAAAACAATTTGTTTTTAAATTACATGAAAAATGTAATCAGACTGTTATATATAGTGGTTCATTAATGGATGATAGAATTAAACAATATATGTATACAATTTAGCATGTTATTTGATATATTATTTTAAATTAATTAATTCATATTCTGGTTTAATTTTTAAAATAAATGGCATCATAACTTTTAAATATACATCAACAACATCAAGATTTTCATTGTCAACTTGTTGTTTAATCATAGCTAATTTTTTTCTATATTTATTATTATGGCTCATTACAAAATCTTTTTCATAACTTAATTTATATAATACAGGAGTTTTATCTACTAAAAATCCGGGCAATCTTATATATTCATCTAGATTTTTTGTTTGAGAGTCGTAAAAGCATGTGATCATATTTTCAAATTTACATTCATCCCAGCTTATTTTACGAATCTTACGACCATAATAAAATTCGCCTTCAGCATTACTATGACTACATAATAAGAAAATATTAGGTGTTTGTAATATTAATTCTAATTCATTACTAGTTTGATTATAGCGAATAATATTGAATTGTTTTAAATCAATCATTTTTTTTAAAATTTCCATCATTAACCATCCTTCAACATCATTAACTACAATAATTGATTTTTTATTCTGATTCATTTGATTATATAAATATTAAATCTATATGATAAATATAAAATCATATTTAATTTATTCTTTTAAAGTAAAAATTTATATGATTTACAATATTGATAATTTATTTATAAAGTTTAGCATATTGTTCATATGTTTTATTTTTTTCATGTTCGTAATCAATAATAGGAGTTGGATAATTTACAAGTAAATTATGATATTTAGAATCATATAATTTGTGTATAATTTTAGGTTCTATATTATCAAGTTCTGGTATCCACTTTTTAATATAAATACAATTAGGATCGTGTTCTTTTTGCTGTAACCATGGATTAAAAACTCTAAAATATGGCTGACTATCAGCTCCACCACCTGCAACCCATAACCAATTACCATTATTAATAATAGGGTCATAATCTATTAAATTTTGAGCAAACCACTGTTCTCCTATTCGCCAATCAATACCGCATATTTTTGTTAAAAAACTTGCAACAATTAAACGAGCTCTATTATGCATGTATCCAATTTGCGCTAACTGTCTCATACCTGCATCAACAATTGGAAATCCAGTTGTTCCTGTTTTCCAAGCTTTAATTATTTGTTTTGTTTTTTTATTTGAATCATCAAGCCATTTAATTGTATTATATTTTGGATTAAGGGTTGAATTATTATGACTAGTTATTTGATATTGTAATAGTGTTGGATTATGCCATGCGATAATATAATAAAATTCTCTCCAGAATAATTGTCTTGTTACTACTGTATTATGTTTCATTGCATAATATGCCTCACGAATAGATATAATACCAAATTTTAAATAATGACTAATGTGATATGTTCCATTTTCATCAAATACATCATCGTGAGTTTTTGCATAATTAATTTTTTTATTAATTTGCCTAATTGCATCAGAACGGCTAAATTTAAGATCTTTATCTATAATTAATTTATATTCCTCTACGTGTTTAAATTCCAAATAATTTTTAATTTTAATTGTATATGGTTCTTTTATGTGTTTTGATTTATAATAATTGTAAAATGGAGTAAATTTTTTATAATATAATGACTTTTCATCAGGAATTAATTGCAATTTATTATTAATAATTGGGTATTCATCTGATAATAATAAAATATCAACAAATGATTTTATTGAAATATTTTTTAATTTATCAAAAATTTGAGCATCGCGCTTAATAGAAAATGGTGTAAAATCTGTATTAAAATACAGTGTTATATTTGAATTTGGATGATGTATTTTTATTTCTTTAACTAATTTTTCAATTCTTTCTGCTGGATTACCTAACAATAATAGCAATTTATCATTAAGTGATTCAGATAATTGTTTAACAAATAGTAATAATATATTAAAACATTTTTGACTAAAATATGTATTAGTTTTCCCTATTTGAATAGGATTAAAAATAAATATAGGTAAAATTTTGTCTGAATTTCTAATACATTCATTCAATGCAGTGTTATCATAAATGCGTAAATCACGTCGAAAATATATTATGCCAATATTCATTGTTAATATTTAGAACTATATTTTTATTTTTAATTTACTCAAATTATTTACATTAATAATGTTAATAACTTCTCCATAATAGCTGGATAATACGGATTATTAGCACGAATAGGAATGTGACCATCTAATTCTTTATTATATTCATAAATTTTCAAGCTATCAATATTTTTATCGTCAATTGTATAATAAAATTTCTTTCCATCAACTAATATTTCTTTTGCAGTTACCGATTTTTGCTCATTAATAGGACCCATTGGTTGACAAGGTCTTTCTTGTTCAAAGTCATGTCGAATATTTGCATTATATAATGGAACACCAGTTGGTTTACAAAGCAAACATTGAATTTTCTTTTTAATAGCTTCATCTAATGAAGGATGATGAATATTACAATCAATTGACGCCTCGATTACCGCATGAAAAAACTTATCTAAAATAACTTTACCAGCAATTGACTCATCATACAAATCAATATCAGTAGTTTTTTCTTCATTCTTAGTTGCATTAGATAATTTAGTTGGATAATCTGATAAATAAATGACTAATTGACAATCACGTTCTGATTCGGGTAAATGTTCATGACTTTTATATCGAATCATACGAGCTGCAAATTGACCACGCCTTGCATCATGCCAATAAGGTTCTAACATAATACCAAACCGAAGACCTTTCAAATCTAATCCTTCAACACCAGTACTAGAAATTAATAATAAATCAATTATTCCGCCATGTGCATTTTCAGGACTATTAAATGTTTTTACAATTGCAGCTCGTTCTTCAGGATCTACTTCACCACTAATAATTGCATATTTATATATCTGATTTGAATCTTTTATATTATTACCACCTTTTATTTTAGCTATTTTTTCTATATGTCTATATTTTTTATTTGATTTTTTACTTAATTTTTCATCGATTTTTTTTATTTTTGATATTGGATTAACTAAAAAATCATTTATTCCGATCGGCTGATATCTAGCTCTATTACCACCGGATTTTTTATCTTCAGAATCTTCATTTATTTCATCATCACTACCTTTTTCATTTTCAAATGCTGTATTATATAATTTTTCTTCAATTTCCTCCGTAGCTTTTTTATTTAATAAATCAGTACTATTATACGATTTCCAACTACGTTGTTCAAGAACTTTAGCAAAAGTTTTTAATCCTGAAACGATAAAACTTGAATACAGGATTCCAAGACGTTTTCCAGCTGCAAAGAAATCCATAATATCTTTGTATGCAGTCAACATTTTAGGACTATTTATATCTAAACCATTATCATTTAAATCAGTTTCTGCTAATTTATCAAGAAGTTTTTCAGGCATCTTCAACCCTTCACGGGCTTTTAATGCATGAAGTGGAAATCTAAAATTGGATAGTTGACGACTTTCAACTCTATAGGTTGAACTAGCTTTTTGACCAGACGAAAAACGTTCAGATTCACGCCGAAATTTTGGTCGATTAGCTTCAGTACGTTCTTTATCTCTAGCAATAGCATATGCTGCAAATTGCTCAGTACTCATCGGAACTTTTCTAATAATTGTAGGTAGTTCTCTTGGAAAGAATTCACGAGGTGCTCCATCACCTTTATCAAAATAAACAGGACCATAATAACTTACCAATCCACTTAATCGACTTTGAAAAATAGGTTGATTTTTAATACCAAGATTTGTATAATCAACAAACCAATTTTCAAAATCTTCACGATTTTCAGGAAATAATGTATACGTTCCAAAACCACCTGACATAACATTATAGTCATCTTCGTCATCTTCATCTTCATCGTCTTCTGAATTATATGATTCTTCAGAATCATCATTATTGGTTGAATGATTATTTTCATTTGATTCATGATAAGTTGTTGTCCTAATATATCCTGGAATTGTACCACCTTGTTTTTTTTCCAATTCTTTATAATTATCAATTTCAATAATCATACCTCCATCAGCTTCATCATCTGATTCATTACCACTGTCTTCATTGGATTCATTGGATTCATTGGATTCATTGGATTCATTGGATTCAGGTTTATTTTGTTTAAACGATGTCATAGTATTTTTAATAGCATCATATTTTTTGGTTCTAACAACTTCACTAATTCTACCCTTAAGCATATTAAAACAAGCAACTAGCTCAAAAGGATCATTAACAGCTGGTGTACCTGTTAAGAAAATAAGCTTAATATTTTTTGTTCTCATTACTAAATCATAAAATCCAAGAGCATTTTTTGAACCATTTGAAATTGAATTGAATAAATTATGTGCTTCATCAACAATAATTAGACTATTTTCCAAAGCATGTTCTTTACTAAAAGTTGAAGTCAAATCTCCAAGTTTCTTTTCATAAAGAATTTCTTCTTGGCTTTTATTAATATTCTGAATTTGTTTGAACATATTTGAAGCATTTGATGAAACAAATGAATAATGATTTTCAATAATTTTATCAATTTCGCTTACTCCAATTTGTTCAACATCTTTAAGATAAGAAGCTAAAGAATTTTTAAAATTATTAGCAAGTGATTTAGCACTTAAAAATATGATATTACGTGATGGATCATTTACACGATAATATTCTGTAATAGATACAGCTAATGGAGTTTTACCAAAACCCATACCCCAATAGCATAACAGTCCTCGACCATGGCTATTAATTATATATTCCCGAACAATATATTGACTATATCGTAAAAATTCCTTTTCATCATATTTTACTCGTTTGAATTGATTAAACAATGATAATGCAAAATCTGTATTATTTTCATTTGGTATATGAAGTTTAACAATACTATCTGATTTTTCAACAGATGATCGATTTTCTTCAACATCAGCCATTTTTATACAATAATCTTTGGGGTGAATATTATAAATATCTTTACGAAAAAATTACACTATATTTAATTTTATGTAAAAGTGTATTAAAATTGAATTTTAAACATTTAATTACATCAAATTCTTTATTATTCATTAATATTGTAAGTTTTTAAATTTCAAGAACAATAAACAATGAATTCTCTTAAATTAAAACTATTTGATATGTTTGAAAAAAAATCATGTAAGATTGATTTAGAAAATAAAATTGTTGTAAAAGTTTCCTTATCAGAATTGAAAGAGAGTATGAAATGGGTAGTTTTAGAATCACTATTTAATGAAGTATATAACGTGATTAATAGTCATCACGTAGTATTACCATTTGGATTTAATATTGATTCAATAGTATTAGACAAAAATTGTAGAGATTATATGAAGAACATAAGCTATACTGCCTATTTTGAAATTATTACAATTGTATTAAATCAATATTTCATTGAAAATGAAATGAATTTAAATATTTCACTTAAATCTGGCTATATGCTTGAAATTCGTCAGACATCAAGTCCAAAATCATTTATACCAAATTTATTACCTATGAAATCTGAATCAGCTCTTGATGCCTAATTGTCTGAATAATTTTACCATTATCTATTTCAATTGAATCGATTTCAATACCAGAATCTTTTATTTTTTTGAAATTATAATTCATATCAAAATCACCATTTAAGACGAATCTCACTAAAATATCATTATTTAATTCCACATTTCTAGCTTTCCATTTAAGTTTATAAATTCTAATAAAATCATTTAAAAGATCTAATTCCGTATTAGGTTTATAACGAAAACTGAAAATATAAATCATTTTATAAATATTTATAATCAATCACTATAAAAAGATAAATCTTTTAGTATAATAAAGTTTTATCTTATAAGAATTCTAATAAAAAAATTTAGAAATATATCCTTCCTATGAAAATGGTCTCTCTGATTGTTGGATTAATTATTGTCTGCCTCATAATTATTGTCTGGAAAATTTTTGATAAAAAAAATAAATATGATATTGACTCAAATGCCGATGTGTCATTTATATTAAGTGAAAATGCCAAAGAATATAAAAATTTACCAAAAATAAATCATCCATCTGCTGAATATATTGATATCGGTCCATTATTTGATAGTTGTGGTAAAGATTTTACACATTCAGCTAAATTATTACGCGATTTATATGGTTCAAACGTTAATGATAAAATTGTAATTTATAATAAAAATGACGATTTATTATATTCTAATAGATGGACGTCATTCAATATATGTAAAGATGGATTAACACAAGCTGATATTATTAAATATGGAGATAAAGAAGCTGAAAATATTAAACAATATCGGAAATCATCAAATAGATGTAATGATCGAACATATGGAGGATGGTAATATTAGTTTAGGTGTTTATAATATACTTTAAATCTTTGTATCAGGAATTTCATAATAATCGATAATTAATAATAATCGTGAAAATGTACCAGATCTTATAAATATTGAATAACTCCATTTAATAGCTTTATAAAAAAGATTCAATTGAAAATCATAATTAAAAGCTAATGGTAGGAACAAATAATATAGCTTTATTTCTTTTTTATAATCAAAATATTGCAGTAATAATTCAACTGAAATAATTAAATAAAATAAACAAGATGTATATGCATAACGTTGATGAATAGTTCCATATTTAAATTCATCATGATGAATTATTCTTAATAAAATAATCATACTTGCATTTAACAAAAATAATATAATTAAACAAATTTCATTAATTTGATCATTTAATTCATTTATAAAAACAACCAACACAATTACAATTAATACAATTAATCGCCATCCAATAATTGATAATCTGGTATCTTTCATAAATATTATAACATTGTTATACAAAGTAAGAATTAATAAGTTAAATGTTAATATATTGATATAATTGCTGTTTGAATAATGTAATTTATATAAAATACCAATATTAATACGAATTACCTCAATTCCAAATAATAATAATGCTAAATAATTAATACCTAAAATATAATTTAGCAATCCTGGTTCATAACGAAATGATAATCCGATTGCAACAAGTCCGAATATTACATTAAAAATTTCATAAATCATTTATTTAAATAAATTACTAATTATATATCAAAATAAAATATATCAAGATTAATATAATATATACTTTATTTTTTTAAGAAGAGATGTGTGATGATTCATTATCTTTAGCATTAGTAGCTATATTATTAATGTTTATAGTATTTTATGTATTATATGTTAGATTACCAGAAGCAAGTGCAAATTTTTCTTCAAATTCACCAACTGATAAATATTCATTTATTGATAATCCTAAATCATCATTATGGTCTGGATTAGATGATAATGATAGAACTGTCGAAATGAATATTGTAAAAAATAAATTAATGTTGAATCAACCTCCACCAATTAGTCAAACTGCAAATAGAAGATTAACTAATCAAGAATATGGTAAAACTTATTAATTTTCATAAAAATATTTCTTAACTAAAATAACTAAAATTGATTTATTTTTTAATAATAAAAAGTCTATCTATTCAAACGAAATTTATAATCAAAATAAATATGTCAGTTCCTACAATTTTTGATGAATATTTTAAAAATACTATAAAAAAATTATGTGAAAAAATGACTGTACAATCAAATCATATTATTCATTCTATTCCAAATTTAAAATCTAAAGATCAAATAACATCTAAAGTACAACATTTAAACTTATTATTTAATTCAGTTAAAAAAGAATTAAATGAAAATTTTGTACTTCTCTTTAATATGACTCATTCAGATGATGAAACAAAAATCATACGACCTAAAAAGAAATTGATTAAGAAGAAACGAAATAAGCGTCATCCAAAACCTCGTCAATAGTTGGACGTTTAATTGGATTGTATTTTAGCATATTTCTAATCATTTTTTTTAGATCATTCGGAATTTCACATTTTAAAAACTGATCCTTAAAATATTTTATTTCTGAAAATTTATGATATTTTGGTAAAGTTATAATATTATCTATTATTTTTGGTTGTCCAAACATACTAAAAATTTGTTTAATCATATCGTTTTCATCATCACCACAGAACAATGGTCGTCCAAGTGCTAATTCAGCAGCAATGCAACCTAATGACCATATATCAACCTTTTCATCAAAAATATCTGCTCCAAGTAAAAGATCTATTGGTCTATACCAGATCGTACAAATCAAACATTCTTTTGATGGGTCAAAAATATTAAAACAGTTATTAAAGGATAAAAATCTACTAGCACCAAAATCTGTAATTTTTGTATCGAAAGTTAATAATTCATTATTTTTTTTAACAAGAATATTTTGTGGTTTGAGATCGCAATGAACAATTTCATTATCATGTAAAAATTTAACAGAATTACAAATTTTAAACAGAATAGGCTTAATCATATTGTAATATGTATTTGGATTTGATTTTATTAATGGGCTGAAATTTTTAATAAATTCCGACAGATTATAACCGTATAATTCCATAATATTATTTAATTTATTTTCGTTATTCATAATTCCTATTGATGTCATAATACCTGTGTCAAAAATAGAATTTTGAATTATAATATCACTTAAAATACATGCAAGAATTCCATATTCATTTGAATAAGTTTTATAAGTTTTAATGGCAATTGTTTGACCATCTAATATACCTTTAAATACGTTGCCTTCTCCACCTTCAGATATTTTGTCTAAGATATCAACATATTTAAATATTAGATTTTGATTTTGTTCAGCTTTATTTTCGTCATTTACTAATGTAACATTTAATGGTAATTGATTAACTTCTGACGCTTTATCTAAAACTTTATTAATTTCATCAATGTTTTTTTTGGTTTTATAAATAATAAAATTATGTGGCAATTCATCTACAATATTAGAATCAATATCATTAAAAATTTCTCTTAATTGTTTAGAAAAAGTCATTAATTCATTTTCAATATTAATGAAGGATTTATTGTCAAAAATATCAAAATGTAATGCATAATTCGAAAGAATTTTGTAGCATAATACATTAGTATGTTCGTAAAATGTTTTGACAATTAATTTAAAATTATTAGCCGCAACAACATCATATTCAAGATCGTATAATTCTTTTATTGATGTATTAAATTGAAATATTTGATGTAAATGTTCAAATCTAACAGATGCTTTTTCATATAATTTAATACTTAACCCTAAACAAACAGCTGCAATTTTTTTATATAAAGATGTTTTATCTGAAATCTTATCTATTTTATGTAATCTAAATTGAAGATAATTTCTCATATATAAAATTGCCTTATGAACATGTAATTCATGTATTTCATATTGATTACAACCTTTAAATAACCAATGTACAATTTTTTTTCGGATATCTCCAGAAAACATTTTAAAAATGATTTCTATTATTTGAATAATAGAACAGTTATTTTATATTACTCAATATAAATAATCAATTTTTCAACTTAATCTATTGGTTTTAATCTACCGATTTAAATTTATTTGAATTTCATAATAATGAAGATAATTAAAACATTTGAAACATCAATTGATATTGTTGATATTGAAAAATTATATCAACCAATTAGTCAAATTTTAATGGAAGAACTTAAATCTAAATATGAAGGTGTATGTTTTAAATCAAGTTATATTATTGAAATAAAAGAAATTTTACATAATTCAGAAGTTGAAATTAGTACAGACCATCAAGATTGTATTGGTAAAGTTGATGTGAGATTTAGTGCACTTGTTGAAATTTATACACCTGGAAATATTATTCCTGTATGCAAATTAGAAATAAAAAGATCAAATGGTGAATTTATTGGATCATCAGATGATGCAGGCATTCAAATTGTACAATCAGAGAATGAAAAAATTCTTCCAGCATTCAAAGTAGGTGATAGATTTCCAATTCAAGTAAGAAGTGTTACATATAATATTGGTCAGTCAAAAATGACAGTTATTGGAACATTACCTGAAATTAAACCTGATAAATTAATTATTCATAAAATTAAAGAACCACTTTCAGAATATGATACAAAAGCATTAGAAAAATTCTTTAATGATTATATTAATCCATTACATAAATGGATCGCTGATTTAAATGCTGCTGATAAAAAGAAATTTGACGAATTTGTTGGTGTAACTTATCCATATAAAACATCAAAAACATCTAATATTCCTAAAACTGGGCAAATTAATTTTACTGAACTAAAAGATATTAATTCTCTTACAGATCATAAACAATTATATTTATGTTATCCACCTGAAATTAGTAGATCAAAACCAATTGCATTAATTTTGGATACAAATATTATGTCGAAAAATGATAATGAATATAGCATGAAAATTTATGATGAAAGGCTTATGTCTGTGTTGATTGATTATTTAACTACATATTATAATTATATTTCAATGCTTAAAGCATTTACTGAAAATTATCCAAGTCCATTAAGTGAAAGATATAAAGCACTTTGGGGGCTTATTCATTTAAAAAAAGAAAATTAGACCTAAATAACCACTAAAATGTTCAAAAATTAATTTTTTTATATTTTATAAACTTTATTAATCATAGATAATTGAAAAATGAACTATTTAGAAAAATTATTATTAAAACATCCTATTTTGGAACAAAAATATATAAGTACTTTGACAAAATGCAAAAAAGTATCGCCAAATTTTATTATGAATAATTTACATATAAATTGGAATATGAGACATTTTTCAAGAATATTTCCAATTAAATTTATTCTTGATCATTCTAATTTTAATTGGGGTATGAAAGATATTACATATAAATTTGCAACAGAAGAAATAGTAGAAAAATATCCAACAATTCAATGGAATATGCAAGAATTATCAGACAAATTTAATATTTCGATTTCATTTGTGTGATCCATTGAAATCAAATTATGTATCAAAATTTGTATAATCCGAATTGTTTGATCAAAATTTATTGAAACATATTAAACAATTTTTAGTTTGATTTGTATAGTCTAATTTTAATTATCTTTTATTAGTTTTCAAATTCCATTTATAAATATTCAAAATAATGGATTCGGAAAAATCAATTAAACCTTTCAATGAAGAAAAAGAAAAACAAAAACTCTTTGAATATATAGATAAAAATATTAATCTATGCAATCTTGATGATAAAATAAATATTCTTACAAAAATTATTTCTGAAATAGGTCTTTCAAAGATTCAAGTAGCTTCGGACGGATCAAATATATTTCTGGACGATTTACCATTAAATTTATTAAAAGATATTAAGAAGTTTATAGAGGAAGGAAATATTAAAAATAAAATTGACTTTTCTGATATTAATAACGATGGCTGATTTTACTTGGTATGGTAGTGATATGCCTGTATTAGCAGGTGGATTTCTTGGCGGTATGACGGATAAAGATATTGCACAAATAATAGGCGGTCTTAAAGAGAATATTGAGCCGGCAGATAAAGATTTAGATGAAAAAGGATACGATACAGATGAAATAGAACATAGAAAAGAGGGAAAAAAGCACAATAAAAAAAATAAAATAGTAGTTTTGGATAATTTATCATCATCTGATTCATCATCAAGTGAAGAACCCCAAAATGATGAAGAAGATGATTTAATTACAGAAAAACTCATTGATCCTGTTCAAGAATTAGAAAAAAGAATGAAACGCATAACAGGTGGTGGAGATGTATTACAAACATTAGTTACATTGATTCCTACTATTTTTCCAAAATCATATATGTAATTATTAAATTAAAAGGTTTGATAATTCTATATCATCATATATTACTTTTTTTTCTTGAAAAACAAATTAAACAATCCATCAAAAGATAATAATAGTCAAACTTTTAACATTCGACAAATTTAAAATGGATAAAGATCAGGAAGAATATCTTAAATCCCAGTTTGCAAAATTTCGAGAGGTAGATGAGAAACAATTATCGAATATAATTGAAAACCTTCGTAAAGATAAACCTAATGAGCTAAGACTAATTTTATATAAATTGCAGAAAGATGAAGAAATTCTTGTTCGAGACAAGATTCTTTCACCAGAATTAATTAAAACACTACGCTTTTATATTCTTAAATCTAAAACTACAACAGAGTCTTTAAAAATTATCAAAGAAGATATTC